TGACATCTTTCCCATTGTCAATGATGTCCTGTGCAGTTTGATTTGCTATTGCTTTGATTTGAGTTTTACTTAACTCGTTTGTAATTACTGGTAACATATTTATTACTTTTTAATGTTAGTTAATAATAAGGTTTCAACTTCTTTGCTGACTTTGTATTTCAATCTTACTTTGTCAATGGTTCCATTATCTAAAAGATAAGTTTGAACTTTTGCAAATTCTTGACTATTCTTATTTAACCAGGGTAATTCTGAATTATCCTTCTTCTCCGGATTGTTATTTCCTGAAGCTGAATTACCATCGTCATCTTCATCAATGTTTAATCCAAGTATGGCAGCTAAAGCATATCTTCTCATATAAGTAATGCAACTGCCTATCCCCTGTGGATCATTCTTTACTGGTTTCATTGTAAAGTGACTTCCCAACCATTCCCCTGACTTATGCATCAAGATTGTACTCATTCCATTCTCACCCATTGGATGCTGACTAAAGGATAAATCTGATTCTGCTAAAGGGATTTTAATTGCATCAAGTATATAACTTAATGATGCATAAGAAGATTTGAAGAAAGGATTCTTTGCATCCTTCTTAATCACATCCATCTTGATATGGAATACTGCAAGTGCAGTACTGATGTTCTTAATTGATTCTGATTTTTTCATTGTTTTGTTTTTTGATTTTTATTGAAGTTATTAAAATTAGTAGGTCTAAAAATACCGATACTGATATGTATGATATTGCAATAATTATGATGAATATCATTGTGCAACAATATTAAGATGATTCATTGCAATTGTCCATTGTTCATCAAATTCTTGCTTGGTAACTGGAATGCCTGTTTCAAGAAGGTCTCTGATTTTATCTACTGCATACTGATCAACCTTACTGTTTGATTCAATATAAAAGTTGCAAATTTGTTCAGTTTGTACTGATAAGATTCCTGTTTCATAAATCTTGTAGAAAATGTTTCCCCATTTAGATTGATAGTAACTAGGAGTGTCAAACTCTACATAAGATATGTGTGTTGTGGTGATTGGTAACTTCATTGTTTTGATTTTTAATTTTGATTAATGATTGTTAAAAAAATAATTTGTTTAAGATTTGATTTCCAAATAGACAGATTAAAATAATAATTGTGCAAGTGATTGCTGCTTCAAGATTAGAAGCTTGTTGTTCGTGTTGTGGATTGATTTGTTTTTTCATTTTGATTTGTTTTAGTTTGATTTAGAATTCAAAAATATATCTTTTAGAATTACAAACCAAAATTATTTTGAATTATTTTTAAATTATTTTTCTATAATAACATAACTTACTGATAACCAATAGTATATGTACATAAAAAAAGCCAGTGTAGAAACACCGGCAATTCACAAAAAATCAAAAAAAACAAATTAAAAACAAATCAAAAGTTAATCGTCTTCATCGGTATCAAATAGTTCGTCATACATTTCAGTAATGCAAATATCTATAATCTTAATGGATTTTCTTTTAATTCTTTTAATCCTCTTTTCATCTTCTTTACTAATAATAGCAGTATCAATATCATCCACTGCAGCCATAGCTGAATAAGCTGAATGAATATATTCTGATGCACTGGTAAACTCCACCATCCCTTCTTCAAGCATTGTAGATTCACCTTCAGTTAATTCAGTTGTCAAGTTTTCCTTTACTACTTCAGCAATAACTTCTTTTATTTTATCGGTATTATTTTCCATTGGTATCATTTTTTAATAATTGTAGATCAGGTCTATCATCATCAACTCTACGTCCCATTTGTTTTTCATTTATCCTTACTGAGTTTAATCTCCTGTATTTTTTACTTAAGCTTTCAAGCATTGCAATCTTTTCACTCATTGGAACATATTCCAATAGTTTTTCAATATCTCTTTTTATCATTTTACTTATCTGTTTTCGTATGAATTTTATTACAAGTCTTACACTTAAATTTTACCTTCTTAGTTCCAGTAGCACTTATAGAAGTTGCTGCTCTTATTAGTTCATCAGAACCACATTCAGGACAGCTTCCTCTATCCCCACCAAATCTTACTCCGTAATGTGTTTTAGGTTCTATGTGTCCGGATAACTTCTTGTAAACCTTCTCAAGCAATATTACATCCATTTGACAATACTTAATCATTTTGTCCATAGATTTTTTGCATTTGCTAAGAACAATATCTTTCCACAAGTTGTAATCTGTTTTAATCTTGCTTCCTATCCCCAAAAATTGAGCAATATAATTCAACCGGTTAGAATTGAATCTGAACTTTTGTCTGCTGATTTTTAGTGTGTCAATGGTCTTGTAAGAAGGGAACATTTCAATCTTATGAAATAGGCATCTGGTTCTGATCCAAGCTAAGTCAAATCTATCTCCATTGTGACCAACAAGCTCATCAGCTTCATTTGCTACTTTAATAAACTTTTGAAGCAAAGCTTTGTCATCCTGTTTGCCATCCCAATGCACATATTCAACATTCTTATCATCCTCCCACTTCCAACAGATGCAAATGATAGCTCTTTCTTTAATGATGTTAGATGTATCAATATTCTTTTTAAATCCTGCTTCCCAAAACAAACCTATGTTTGGACTGACTTCAATATCAAAAAACAATCTTCTTCTTTGTGTTCTGAGTTTAGCTTTTGATTTAATAATCATATGGTAAAGTATAGATTTGCTTCTTCTTTCCTCCTGTTCACTAATCCCTTTAACATCTTCCCATTGGCAGTGATGTACTTAGTTTCAAACCAATCCCTGATGTAAGCATCCCCTGCTTTCCTATTCACTAATTCAAATAAAGTATCTGATCCTCCGGTGTTCCAGGTATGAGAAACCAATGCATCAAACTGATTCTGATTTAAAGAAACCTTTACATTTTTAGTCACAATTACCTCAAACTTTGTGACAAGATTAGTGAATAAAGTATCAGCTCTTGCTTGAGTTATCTTATCTTTTTCTTTAACCTTACTCCCATCCTCATAAAAGCAATTACCCCATCCAATAGTCCATTTACCTGCTGGACATAAATAAGCAGTCAATTTGCAGGATTCCCATTTCTTAATTAAAGCAATACCTTTTTTACCTATTATCATTTTTTATTTCTAAATAGGTGAAGTAAAATTGAAATTATTAAAGCTATCAAAAGCCAAATGTTTAATTGAGTTGAACGATTATAACGCTTATGAGATTGTTCTCTTTCATTCTGCAAATATTGAATCGTGTATTTATCAGCAGTAGAAACCATAATTGTTGTATCGTGTATTGCAGGAATATTTTTATAAATGGTTCTGTACTTAGTGACTAAGTCTTGACATTCCCTTAATTTGACAATAGTGTCAAGTTTAGTAATGGTATCTAATATAAGCTGATTTAACGTGTCTATTTGCTTAATGAATACTTTGTATGCAGTAGAATCAGAAGTACCTTTAAATTGACTGCAAGGATACCACAAAGAAGATTTCTGAGCTACTAATTCAGGGTAATTAATTTGAGCTTTATTTAATGACTTTTCAGCTTTCTTCTGAGTATAACACCCCATCAAAAAAAATATCAATAAAAAACTTGTAATTATTCTCATTATTATTATTTTTGTATTGATAACTTTATTAACAAGTTTAGTTTCTCAAAGGGTAAAAGCTCCGTTTCTACGGAGTTTTTTTATTGGTAGTGAGTGTGGTGCAGTACTTCTCAATCCTGCATTCTGGAATGAACCCAGTCTTTTCTTTAGATGAACCCTTTCACTTGGGTGAATTGTAAGCAGTTCAAATGGTATGCTTATAATTACATTATGCTTCCTTCTTGAAAGTTTGTCCAGTAGAATTAGTGAACAAGTTCTTCAATAAATAACCAAGAGCAGAAGTCAATGCAGTTGTTCCGATTAACTTCCAATCAAAAGCTAAACTTCCAGCTTGTACAGTTGTGTAAATAATAGTCATTACTGAAGTCAAAACTGCAAGGATTAATCCTTTACCTAAATCGTTTAAATCAATGTTTAAGAATGGTGAGTTCATATATCTGTTTTTAGTTTTCTAATTTAGTGATTCTCTTTTCGTGATCATCTACATCGGCATTCAATCTTTCAATATCTTTAGTATGACTAATATTATCAATTAAGATATTCTCTACTTTCTTTTCAAACCTATCTAATCTCTGAATAAAGGTTTGACCTAAATAGCCAATGATACCAATAATAATAAGCATCAGCCAGTTTGTTAATTCCTGTGGTGTCATATCAAAGTTAGATTTAATTGTTCAACAATATAGTTCCAAATGATGCTATCATCAGCTCCCCATTGTTGAATTATTGGAGATGGGATTTCTATATTAGCAGTGATATATTCAAATGCTGAAGCTGGTTCACCTTCCATTCCAATTAACTTATAATTTACCTTACCATTGCCATCGTCAAAATGATAATCAAAGAAATTAGTTAAAGCTAAAATTGAAGCTTCTTTTTGTCCGTTTGCAGTCCAAATTTGAACTGGTTGAATTTGTCTTGTATTGCTCATAATTTAATTTTTATATTTTAATATAACCAAAATGCAAACCCATTACCATTTAATGAAACTCCACTCATTGCCTGTGGAGTAGGTAATGCAGTTTGTGTTCCTATTGCTCCACTTAATTTTGCATTATTAGTTAAATCCATACTCATTGAAGCATTAACTAATGTTGATACTCCCATTAATGTAGGAGCAGTTGTTTGAGCTGATGATGAATACATTGCAGCAATAAAATAAAGTCCTGCTGATGCTGAATAAGTACTGCTAAATGCTTTTGAGTTCATAGCAGCACTACCCTGTGACCAACAAGCTCCATCATTTGTAGATGAAGCAACAAGAGTTAAAGTACCACCTGAATAAGTATATAAACCCACTCCATTATAATTGTTAGCAGTATAACTACCACTTGCTTGTTGAACCCATTTAACACCTGTTAAAGTTGCTGCCTGTGGTAAATAAACTGCAACAAATCTTACTTGTTGGCTTGACATTCCAACAATTGTATTAACTTGTCCCATTGTTGGAGCAATTAAACAAATAGATTTTATTGTACTTCCCATTGCCTGTTGTCCAAGTGTTACATACCAATCACTTGTCTTTGTATTTAATTGAGTTTGATAAGTGCTTAACATTGATGCAGTATCTGAATATTTTACCCTTAAATCTATTCTTGTACTCAAAGAAGCAGTATCAGTTTTTCTTAAATACTTTGAAAGCATTGTACTTGTATCTGCAATGTTTACTTTTAAATTTATTCTATCACTTAAAGATGCAGTATCACTATATTTTACTTTTTGATTTAATGCTGAGTAAATATTTGTTCTTGATGTATCACTTCTAAACTTTGTATAGTAAATAGTTGAATCTGAAGTATTCAGTTTACCATTAAATGTGCTCCAATCAGTAGAAGATAAAGCTCCTCTATTTGTAGGTGATGCAGTAGGCAAATTTAATGTATGTATAGTACCTGAAGAAGATATTGCAAAATCAGTACCAGTTGTGCCTGTTGTTATAGTTTGAGCTGCTCCTGTTAGGGAATTAATAGCAGTAATACCTGTACCAGCCATAATACCTGATTGTTGAGTAACAGTTAATATTGCAGATGGTATTGCTGGATGTGGAGCTGTAGCTGCTGCAGCTACTATTTCAACGTTTGTATTGCTTGTTGCCCACATTAATTGGACATAATCTCCTGCTGCTAAATCAAGAACATAATTCCAAGCTGCTACAACTGGTGAAGCATTAGCACTACCAGTAAGAACAACTTTTCCTGTAGTAGATGGAATATCAACACCATTTTTTCTAATCCAAATATCTGCAATCATATTACCACTACCACCTGTCTTTTCAAGTTGTAATGAAAATTGAATATTGTATATGCCAGTATTTGCTAAAGTTACTCTTGTAGGATTTGAACTTCCATCATTAACTATACTTACACCATTGGTTAAATCAGTTGTATTAAACTTTACTGGATAAGCTGTATTAATAGATGCAGCAGTTTGTGATGTGTTATCTTGAAATGCACCATAATAACCAACAGGTGCAGGATTAGTTCCCACACTATCTTTAATAGCATATCTAGTTGATCCTACATAAAAAATAATAGAATCTTTACCGCGAGTTCTAGTTATATTATTTACCCATTTATTTGTTGTGTCTGCTTTTCTTAAATATGGAGTAAGCATTGAAGCAGTATCTGAAATATTCAACTTTAGATTGATTCTATTGCTTAAAGAAGTAGTGTCAATTGTTGTTCCTCCATTAGTCCAATTATTCATAGACGCTAATCTATTTGAAGCGTTTATTCCAATAGGTTTGTAAGTAGTAGTATCACTACTATAATCTAAACCTCCTAATCTTAAATCTCCAAAAGAATTAAAAATAATTGAGTTAGCACCAACTGTAAATGTGGAAATATCTTCAGGGTAACCACAAAAAGTTATTGATTTATTGTCACCAACTATTGTGACATTATTTTTTAAATTAGTTGTTCCATTGGTAACCCAAAAGTTAGTAGTGTCAATTGTTGTTCCACTTATCTCACTCCAGGTTAATGTCTTTGGATTGTACTGATAGAATCTATTATTACAGGAATCAAA